TCCTTGTACTCCGACCAATTTGCCTGGATAGCTCAGTGGTAGAGCGTCTCCTTTACACGGAGAGGGTCCGCGGTTCGAAACCGTGTCCAGGTACCAATTTAATGTCTCGGTACCAGAGCGATCTAATGGCTCCGCCTGCAAAGCGGTTGATTCGTAGGTTTGAATCCTACCCGGGACTCCAAGTTATGGGATAGACGATAGTTTTGAGTCCCTGCCAGTCTAGGTACAGTGGGGTCGACTGTACTGACACTATAGTATGACTGAAGCCGGTATGTTAAACTTGACTATTCGAGACAATCTAACAAGTCCTCCCAGGAGGATAGTTGGGCTCCCATTCTACACGGAGGGTTATCTGGGCTGGGCCCAGCACTGTCTTGAAAACAGATGGATCGCGAAAGCGGTTGGAGTTCGATTCTACCATCCCTCCTCCAATAAGTAAGCAAGGGGACACTGGCAATGAAAACAGTCTACTTTGAAAACAAAATTACACACGAAAAATATGTGTGCGACAATATTAAATTTACCCGACATCTAGATGGGGTAGAGTTTGTTCCTGTGCGCAAGCTCAATGAGCCGAGACAGTTTCTCATGCGTCGTGATAGCTTGGACGAAATCCCCAAGCCAGAAGAATAATTGCCAGGATAGCTCAGTTGGTAGAGCAGTAGACTGAAAATCTATGTGTGGGCGGTTCGATCCCGTCTCCTGGTACCATTTATTTTTTTAGTTGCGGTATTGGTGTCAGTTTGAATTCTGACTTTACGTTGGGATAGCTAACTTTGAACCGAGCTTCGGGTACAACATGTGTAGGAAGTCCACGATAAGGTCGATTATCTGCTAGACTGTACAGAAGTTTTAAGTTATAATTGTCATCAAACGCCATAACAATATTTATTGCCCCGGTGGTGTAATGGTAGCCACGCTGGTCTTAGAAGCCAGTGCCTAGTGCGTGTCGGTTCGAGTCCGACCTGGGGCACCAAACCTCTCCCTAACACACGGAGTATAATAGGACAAGTAGTGTGTTGCCTAATTTTGCGTGATTAACTCAGTTGGTAGAGTGCCAATTTGACTCGTTGGATGTCGGCGGTTCGACTCCGTCATCACGCACCAAGTACTGCTCATAGAATTGTACACACTAGTTTATGAGTGGAGGGCAGTAGTGTACACTGCCCGAGAGTTTTTGCCCGGGTGGTGTAACGGTAGCCACGCCGTCTTGAGGGGGCGGTGCCAAAAGCGTGTGAGTTCGAGTCTCATCCCGGGCACCATTTGTAGTTGTTGAAGAGAAGAAGATGTATAAGATAGATGAACAAGAATTTGCCAGCCTAGAGTTGGCAATGGCCAGTGCTAAGACAATGGATCGATTTGTAACTATAGCAGGTCCAGACTTTGAAGTCTGCGGTCGCTTTGGTGTAGATTCAGTTCGTGATGGCGTATGCCCAGACGGTGTTGCTTATGACTGGAACAAAGCAAGCCGTATAGGTCGTGTTAAAAAAGAACGAATTTAATGGCTCCTCTGGCGATGCGCTCGGATTCCAACCCCGAGGCTAGGAGGTTCGATTCCTTCCGGGCCAGCCATATATCGGCGTATAGCGCAGCCTGGTAGCGCACTTGCATGGGGTGCAAGGGGTCGCGAGTTCGAATCCCGCTACGCCGACCAAGATTCTGCTTGGCAGAATAATCAACATCAAGTATACTATATACTTGAGCAAATGCCCGGGTGGTGTAATGGTAGCCACGGCAGACTCAAAATCTGCTGCCTAATAAGCGTGTCGGTTCGAGTCCGACCCCGGGTACCAACTTAGAAAGACCAAAATGAAAAAGCTAGACCTAGATCAAGTTAAAAAATATATCGACGCTCAAACGCCCGAAACAAAAATTTATCTTGGTTGCGATTCAGAACGCATTAAGATAGATGGTGAATGGTATGCCGACTATGTTCTAGCTATTGTGGTTCACATCAACGGCAACAATGGTTGCAAGTTGTTTGGTGAAGTACAACGCGAACGTGTGTGGGATGCCAAGCCAGGTAAGCCTGCTCAACGACTCATGACTGAAGTGTACAAGGTTTCAGAACTGTACCTTAAGCTAGCTGAAGTCTTGGAAGGCCGTGAAGTTGAAGTTCACTTGGACATCAACCCCGACGAAGAATACGGTTCAAGCTGTGTTATTTCACAAGCTGTGGGCTACATCAAAGGTGTGTGCAACGTTATACCCTTTGTCAAGCCTGAGGCTTTTGCCGCAAGCTATGCCGCAGACCGATTCAAAGGTCTTCGACGTGCGGCGTAGATAGCCAAAACAGTTGCGTAAAACCAACTGTTTTGCTATAATATGTTTTTGGTAAGATAGAAGGTAGATGAGGATAGACGCCGTATAGTCGGACCTATAAGTCTAGCTATGCATTAACAATGAACAATCAGTCTTGAAAACTGACCGTGCTTGCGTGTGCCGAGAACCCCTAATAGGATGACAGATTTGTGTCTTGTTAATCGGCGATATGTAGGCCTCTGTGATTTGCCCAGTGTTTCTTGTCATGGTTATGCCCCAAGTGGTTATCCTATGTCATTTGTCCTGTCTGTCACTTGACTTTTTATCTTACCTCCCTTATAATAATTGAAAGGCAACAATATGAAAATTACTCTTAGAAAAGCAAACGCTCTACAAAACAGTATCAATGAGGCTCTGCGCCACATTGATGTCAAAATCAAAGTGAGCCTGAATGAGTTTCAGGACGCTGAAGGCGTGTTGGCAGCCGGTGCCGCTGACGCAAAGAAAAACATTGAGCGCAAGATTGCGCTGACCAATTCCTTGTACGACATCCGTGCAGGCGTTGGTGCTGTCAACGCTGTGAGTGGTGTTGACTTCAAGCTCACAGAAATCGCTCACATTGAAAAGCAGATCCAGTTGTACACCACTTTTGTAGGTGTTGAAGCTCGTGAAGCACAGTCTGTGATTGCAGGCAAGTTGGATAAGATTCGCAACGACAAAAGCGAACGCCGTAGCATTTACGGTTACGGTGATACTGTGGACTCTAGTGTGTTCACTGCCGAGGACATTGCTGGCTTCAAGGCTCTAGTGGCCAACTTGAAGAAGCAAAAGCAAGCTCTGCAGGATGCAGTTCTGGAAGCCAATGTTCGCAATGAAGTTGTGCTGGGCCAGGCCTCTGTGGAAACACTGACAGCAGAAAACTTGCTATAAATAGAAGCATGCGGGTATGATGTAAAGGTAGCCTGTGACCTTGCCAAGGTTAGTGTACGAGTTCGATTCTCGTTACCCGCTCCAGACACAAGCCCACTAAGGTGGGCTTTTTGCTCCTATAGTATAAAGGCATTACACTACATTGGTAATGTAGAAACCCAGGATCGTTACCCGGTGGGAGCACCAAACATTATGAGCAGGCATGTATAAACTTGGATTGGTACAAACCAGTGACAAAATTGGGAAGAACGTTATGCTTCCTTTGGCCATTGGTGTTGTTTGGTGCCATGCTCAACAACATTCAAGCATACGTAATAAATTTGCGTTGACCGCAACTATCTACCGCAAGGAAGATATGGAGCAACAGGCACGCCAACTCAGTGAATGTGATGTTGTATGTTTTAGTTCCTATGCTTGGAACTTGTCATATCATCTAGCACTAGCACGTCAAATCAAACAACTCAACTCCCAGGTCTACACTGTGTTTGGTGGACCGTCAATGACACCCAATAACCCTGCTTTCTGGATAGAAAATCGCAACATTGTTGACATTGCTATCGACGGCGAAGGCGAGCCCGGTTTGGTTTCTGTCTTATCATCATTCCCCAACGTAACAAAAACTGAGGTTCCCGGGTCATACAGCCTCAAACATGTAAACTCTCTGGCTGATCGGCGCACACAATTTTCTATCACAGACAGTCCCTATGTAAGTGGCTTCTACGATCACATGATCAAAGAAATTCATCAGCGTGGCGAAGTTGCACAGGCTGTGGTACAGACCAATCGTGGCTGTCCTTACCACTGCAATTTTTGTGAAGAAGGCGTGGACTACAAGAACAAGCTGTATGTGTACGATATTGAACGAGTGCTTGCAGAAATTGAATGGTGCGCAAAGAACGGTGTTGAATACTTAAACTTGGCCGACGACAACTTTGGTATCTTGCCCCGAGACCTCGACATACTGAAACATACCGTGGCTCTTAAACTTCAGTATGGCTATCCAAAAATCTTAGATGTTACTTTGGCCAAGAACGCACCTAGTCGTGTGCTGGCCATGGCCAAGTACGATGTAAAACATCGTACCGCATTGCTAAAAAGTATCACAATGAGTTTGCAAAGTTTGAATCCAACAACACTCAAAGCAATTAAACGATTCAACATGCCTGATGCTAAGTTAGCCAAGCTAGCCGGTGATCTTAAAAACATAGGCATGATGACTTACACTGAGTTGATTTGGCCATTGCCTTACGAAACTTACGAAACATTTTGTCAAGGCATAGACCAATCAATTGAGATGAACCTCGATAACTGGGCATCTATGTATCCGCTTGGGGCCTTGGACACTAATGAACTCACTCGTGTGTTTGCTTCAGACATCAAGGTATCAGAATCAATACTGCCATCTACAACGTCCTTTGACGATCGTATAAAAGAAACCATAACACACATTTACGAAACTACTTGGGCCAGTCACGATAATGTAGTTCGTGGACAAGTGATGTACACTTGGTTGGCCGTGCTGTACTATTTTGGCTTTGCTAGATACCTAATAGAACAGTCTGGGCTTACGCCCACAACGTTTGTAAATCATGTAATTGATTATGCAGAACAATATCCAGATTCTTTGTTTGGCAAGTGGACTACAGTTTTGAAAACACAGTGGTCATTGAGACTACGTGGACTGCCTCTAGAAGACATTGGCATCTTCCCTGAGCATGACACAACACATTGGTTTTATTTTACACATCTTGGCAGTTGGATCAACCAGGATCGAAATCAGTTTTATCAAGAACTGCAACGTTGCAGTTCTAGTCTAGACATCAACAACCTAGATGATATTTTTACAATACTGCCGCACACTGTGGTACAGTCAGGGCAGAGTTATCCTTATTCTGTAGACAACGTTAGTGTGGAACTAACAGATCCTACCAATCCCACACTTACCAACAGCTACGAATACTGCCATTATTATTTTTTCTACAAGAGAAAAAACGGTTGGCATCGTACAGCATACAAAATCGGCCCTTAGTTCAATGGATAGAATACCGTGCTTCGAACTCGGGGGTGGAGGTTCGATTCCTTCAGGGCCGGCCACTAAAAAATACTAAGTAGAACATGCCACAAATTTACAACAACGTCTTATCCCAAGCAGAAATTGATCAACTACTTGACTGGTTCCACAAAGAAGACAGTCTAGTTGATGATCGCTTGGACGTTAGAAGCAAAGCGTTGGTAGATTGGCAGAACACCGATGCGCCAGTAAGCATACTCACCAAGGTGTTGGACACAGTGTTAGACCGCGACTACGAAGTAGAAGTTGCGCTATTCTATGGCAGTAGAATTAGTTTTCGTCTACACACTGACAGTGGCGAAGGCGACGGCAGGCCTTTGTACAAAAATGTGTTGATTCCTTTGCAGTTTGACGGTGATGCCACCACAGTACTGTTTGACAATCACTACGCTGGGCGGCACGCCAGATTTGGGCGTGAGGCCCTGTCGCCGTTTCGTTATTCTCTTCCCAACCGTTTTGGCCAGTTTGAAGATGTTGCAGACGTGCGAACACTGTTACAACAATGCCAAACTGATCCTGCATCTGTCAGCAACTTTGAAGTCAACAACGAATTTATTTCTGCGCTAGAACACATCATTCAAGCACGATCGCGGACCAACGCCAGACGTCCTGATGACTACATCACTGACTACAGTGTCGTAACTAACTATCAACCCAATGCAACGTTTGATCCAGAGATACATGCCAAGTATCTCAACCACATACCATTGGAGAACCTGCATGGTTTGACCTTGGACCAGGTGGTGCCTTGGGTACCGGGACAGGTGTTTACCTGGGACCGAACACAGCTACATGCGGCTGGCAGTGGACACTCATACAAGATTGGCATCACTGTTCTAACCTATTTGAAATAAATTTTGTTAATTCTCGGCATAGAAACAATCAATAGCTAAAACCTGATTTTTGCTTGACTTCATTGATATATACTATTACAATAACAACTCAGTGGAAACACTAGTATTCATTTTTAATAGGAGAAACTCAATGAAAACTGTAGGCGATAAACTAGCACCATTTGCAATCACTGGCGTCAAGCCCGGACAACCCGAAGACGCTTTCTATACCATCACTGACGAGAGCTTTGAAGGTAAGTGGAAAGTGATTGTGTACTACCCCAAAGACTTTACATTTGTTTGCCCAACTGAAATCGTAGCATACGACAAGTTGGCACAGGACTTTGCTGACCGTGATGCAGTGTTGCTTACTGGTAGCACAGACAACGAGTTCTGCAAAGTAGCTTGGCAAAATGCTCACGCTGATCTCAAGAAGATCACACATCACCAGTTCGCAGACACACAACGCGGTGAGTTGAGCCTGATCGAACAACTGGGTGTGTTCTACGCTCCAGCAGGTGCCGCACTTCGTGCAACATTCATTGTTGACCCCAACAACGAAATCCAGCATGTTACTGTGAACAACTTGAACGTTGGCCGTAGCCCAGAAGAAACATTGCGTGTATTAGACGCATTACAAACTGGCGAACTATGTGCATGTAACCGCACAGTGGGCGGGGAGACTCTGTAATGACTGCTTGGGTTGATCAACTAAAAGAAGGTCTTCCCGAGTATGCCAAGGACACCAAGCTAAACCTGGATGCTGTGATCAAACGCAGTTCCTTGGCACCCGAGGAAGCAGAAGCAATTGCATTGGCCTCGGCCTTTGCAACAGGCAACGGCAAGCTAATTACTTTTATCAGTAGCAATATCGCTGACATAAAAGAGCGCGATGCCGCACTCACAGCTGGCTCGATCATGGCACAAAACAATGTTTGGTACCCTTATGTTGAAATGGCCGATGACGAGAACCTAAAAGGTTTACCAGCTCAGTTGCGCATGAATGCTATTGCCAGCCATGGTGGAACCACTAAGGCTCGCTTTGAAGCATACAGCCTGGCGGCCAGCATTGTGGGCAAGTGCCACTTCTGTGTAAAAGCACACTATGAAACACTCAAAACAGAGGGTTACACCGTGGAGCAGTTACGCGATATTGGGCGAATTGCGGCAGTTATTACCAGTGTTGCTCGTGTTCTAAACAGTTGACCTTTTGTGTAGAACTTGCTATAATGAGTTCTACACAATTAAATAACTGTATGAGTAACGATTTAGCAAAATTTATCAATTCACGCAGACGCCACAAAACTGATGTTGCGATTTCTAGGCAGGTTAGGATTGCCAAGAGTCATAGTTCGTTTAACGAGCGCAACATTAGACAAACTCATCGCTTGGCCAAACACCATGCAATGGATTGTGGTAATCCAAAATGTTATTTGTGTGGGAATCCTCGCAAAACGCACAAGGATAAGCTAACGCAACAAGAAAAACGTTTGTTTCAAGACCTTGACCAGTCTAATGACAAACACAGTAATGGATTAACCAACCCTAAGGACTTAGAATGAACTTGACTTCACCTGAAGTTGCTGGCTTGACCAGCGAAGCCGCTGTAGAAGCAATTGGCAATCGTTATGATTTGGTACTGGTAGGTGCCAGACGTATGCGCGAACTAGGACGTGGTGACATGCCCAAAATTGCCAGTGCTGTCAAGCACAATCATGCAGTGACCGCAATGTTGGAAATCGAAGCGGGGCACGTCACCAGAGACTATCTGTTCAAAGAACTTGATATTGAGCCGCGACGTAGATACAAAGAACCGAGGTAACATGGATTATAAAGTAAAAGATATCGGCCTTGCAGAGTGGGGCCGCAAAGAAATCGCCATTGCTGAGCACGAGATGCCTGGCTTAATGGCGATTCGTCGTGAATACGCCGGACAAAAACCCTTGGCAGGCGCACGTATTGTGGGCAGTTTGCACATGACCATTCAAACGGCTGTGCTGGTAGAAACACTGATTGAACTTGGTGCTAGTGTGCGCTGGAGCTCATGCAACATTTTCTCAACACAGGATCAGGCCGCGGCTGCTCTTGCTGTGCAAGGTATTCCTGTGTTTGCTTGGAAGGGCGAAACAGAAGAAGAATACTGGTGGTGTATTGAACAAACAGTTCGTGGTCCAGACGGATGGACACCCAACATGATTCTTGATGACGGGCATGACTTAACTGGTTACATCCATGACCGGCACCCTGAGCTAATCCCAGGCATTAAAGGTGTTACAGAAGAAACCACAACCGGCATTCACAAACTTGTAGAACGCATTGCCGCTGGCACACTGCTAATGCCTGCTATCAACGTAAACGACTCAGTAACTAAATCTAAATTTGACAACTTGTATGGTTGCCGCGAAAGTTTAGTGGACGCTATCAAACGTGCCACAGACGTTATGATTGCAGGCAAGGTTGCTGTAGTAGCCGGCTATGGAGACGTAGGCAAAGGATCTGCACAAGCTCTGCGAGCACTCAGCGCACAAGTCTGGGTAACAGAAGTTGATCCTATCTGTGCGTTGCAAGCGGCAATGGAAGGCTTCCGTGTTGTTACAATGGACTATGCGGCTGACAAGTGCGACATCTTTGTAACTGCTACAGGCAACGTAGATGTTATCACTCGCGCACACATGGAACGAATGAAGAACAATGCTATTGTGTGTAACATTGGTCACTTTGATACAGAGATTGATGTAGCAGGTATCAAGGACTGTGAGTGGGAAAACATCAAGCCACAAGTGGATCATGTTATTTTCCCAAGCGGCAAGCGCATTATCTTGTTGGCCGAAGGTCGCTTGGTAAACTTGGGTTGTGCTACTGGTCATCCCAGCTATGTGATGTCAAACAGTTTTACCAACCAAGTCATGGCGCAGATTGATTTGTACAACAACACCGATCGCTATGAAGCAGGCAAGTTGTATTTGTTGCCCAAGCACTTGGATGAAAAAGTTGCACGCCTGCACCTAGAGCAGATTGGTGCAGAACTCACAGCACTAACGCCCAAACAGGCTGCATACATTAGTGTTACAGTTGATGGCCCTTACAAGCCCGAAACTTACCGGTACTAAATGGTTGACCAAAATCTCCTTTAGTGCTATAATATCGCATTAAAGGAGATTATTATGCCTTGGATTGAAAATGTAGCCGCCGCTGATGTGCCCATGCGGTATCATCACGAAGCAGGTCCTAATAGCATGCTGATCCAAATCATGGATCCTTGTCCCACATGGTGGCCCACTCCTGCACATGACTTTAAAGAAACACACCGCTTTGAGTTTCTTGACGCAGAAGACAAAGACGGCTTCCCTGACGAAGCAAAGATTTCAGATGAGCAGGCCGCACAAATTGTGTACCTGTTGCAACATGCACTGAGCAACAACATGAACGTGGTTGTGCATTGTATGGCAGGCTTGTGCCGAAGCGGTGCTGTTGCAGAAGTTGGCGTAATGATGGGTTTTCAAGATACCGAGCGTACACGAATTCCTAACTTGCGTGTCAAGCACCGGATGCTGAAAGTCTTGGGTTGGACATACGACGAAAACGAAAAGCCAGACGATGAAGCCTGGCGTAAGATGAAATTAGAATTTTAAGGAGGCAATTATGCCAGCAACATTTTTGGTTAGCGACACACACTTTGGTCATGCCGGGGTGTGCCGCTTTACCCATCCTGATGATGCCACTGTAAAGTTGCGTCCTTGGGATGACCCTGACGAGATGGACGAGGAAATGATCCGCCGCTGGAACGAAACTGTTCGTCCCAGTGACAAGGTGTACCACTTGGGCGATGTGGTTATTAACCGCAAGGCCTTGAAGACATTGAGTCGTTTGAACGGCGACAAGGTTTTGATCCGTGGCAACCATGACATATTCCGTGACGACGAATACCGTGAGTACTTTCGCGAGTTGCGAGCATACCATGTGTTGAACGGCATGATCTTGAGTCATATCCCTGTGCATGAAGCCAGCATCGGTCGCTTTGGGGTCAACATTCACGGGCACTTGCACGCCACTCGTGTTAAGCGAGCACGTGGTGTAGATGCCAAGACTGGTACTGTTTTGTACAGCACCGAAAACGACGTTCGCTACCACTGCGTGTGCGTGGAGCAAACTGATTTCCGTCCCATCTTGTTGGAGGATGTGTACAAGCGTATCACAGCCGAAGGTGGTGAAATAGGTTTTAGGAACGGCAACGGTCCTACAATGTAAATTACAAGGAACATATCATGTTTAGAAAATTTTTGTTTGCGTTAGCACTCTTGGGAGTATCGCTGGTTCAGGCGCAGACTGCGTTTCCTGATCGACCAGTAAAAATTGTTGTGCCATTAGCGCCAGGTGGGGGCAATGATATCATTGCTAGGATTGTGGCTCAGCGCCTGGCCGCAAACTGGAAGCAACCAGTTATTGTTGAAAACAAAGCAGGCGGTCAAACAACCATTGGTGCAAACTTTGTGGCCAAGAGTGACCCGGACGGATATACTTTGCTATCTGCCCAACCAAACATTTTGGCATCATCTGCTGTGTTGCTAGATCAGGTGCCATATGACTGGGAAACTGAATTGACCCCTGTTGCGTATATTGGTTCTGCGCCGCCTTTTGTGTTAGCTGTCAGCGCCAAACTTA